AGCTTACGAATTGAGGGAATAATTACTGTTTGAAAGTATTCATCCCTCGCTACATCTAGTGTAGATAGCATCATAGGATAGTTTACACTATCCCCCACTATCTTATAAATAGGGTCTATGCCCATATCACTTGCTGAATAAACTAATTCTCGAAGGTTTCCAGCAAGAGCTTCATCATACAACCATTTAGTCTCTTTCACAAGCTCTGGAATAGGTTCTGGGTGAGAATTATCTATTACCACATCACGCCTTATAGCTCTAATCTTGGAATCCTTCTTGGGGGTGTCCATTTAATCCTCCAAATCTTCATAATGGTCTGTGCTGAGTAGAATAGGATAGATTACTTCTTCTTTGTAAAGCATATCTAGTACACCTATCTGGGAGGACATGAGAAATGGGTGCTTACATACACCAGCAATACCCCTCGTTGTGTCACTATTATCCCCTACAGCCACCCAACACACCTCTGTCACCCCACAACTCTTAACTTCACTTAATAAGGCTTCAATAGCAGCCACTAGGTTAGGGTTAGCTACCTTGGCAACAGGGTCTTCTGTAGGAAGTTGGATGCCCTTGTGTATAGCGCGGATTTTTGTATCTTTTTTATCTACCATGTGTAACCTCCTGAAGAACACAATTTAAGTTTGTCAATAACTCTGCTATCAACTTTGCCATCAAACATAGTTATTAACTCGTTAGCTAGGTTGTTTTTAAAATCTCGGTATACCTTACCAGCATCTTCGACATTATCAAACCTACCTAATGTCTTATTCTTACCGTTAAGTTGTGAGCAATATACCTTATAACAATTTTCCGAAGGGCACCAAGAAACACCTCTGGGTAGCCCACGATCTTTTGTATAAGTAACGAAGTAGCTGTTTATCTCTGCCGGAACGAAAACACAAGTATCTTCTGAATATACTTTACCCGCACTGATAACATCTTTATCTAGCACCCAACCAAAATTTCCGAATCCCACCTGAGATTGACACCACTTAGCAAAATATTGAAAGTTCTGAAACTTAGGACACAAGGTTACATCCCGATAAGTTGGAAACTTTAGCTTGTAATTCTCATTAGTGGATCTTGTTACCATATTGTGGTGGTAAACACCTTCCAAGGTGAAGACTTGTTTTCCATCCTCTTTGTACTGTTTTTGGTACTCCCCTGTCGGGGAGAATAAGCTTATCTTCCTAACTCTTGCATCTTTTCTCACTACTTACTTTCCTCCTTCTGGAATGCAATGATCCACTGCTTAACTTGATCTGAACGCACAATATCAGATACTTCATTAAAGTCAACAAGACCAAGGGAGAGGTTGTCATACTTCCTAGCCATTTCCATGAGGTACTTTAGGCCACTCTTATCTTTGAGTTCAGACTGCGTAATATCACCAGCAAGAATCATTTTGCAGTTCCTACCTTGACGAGTAACCAACTTCTTGGCCTCTTCAATTGTAAGGTCTTCTGCTTCATCACACAGAAAAACGCAATTCTCCGCTGAGTACCCTTTCACGACCTCAAGAGGAATGAAAACAATATCACCATGTTTAATGTAAAGCTCTAAAGCATTTGCACCAAGTCTATCCTTGAGAATATCCATAACAGGCATGAGCCAGTTGGACATTTTTTCGACAAGTTGGCCACCGTAAAAACCTAGACTTTTACTATTTGATATGTTGGGACGTGTGAATACTATCTTATCAATCTTACCAAGTTTCAACATATCACAAGCCAAACTGGTTGGAATGAACGTCTTCGAGCTTCCAGCCCAACCAGTGGCGAGGATGAGTCCACAATCTGGATTATTGAACATGTCAATATAATGTTTCTGTTTTGCATTCATTGGCTTGATGGCTTTTGAATTTATCTCGTCTACCCGTTGCTCGACAAACTTTTCTTTGATGTGCTTTCCTTCCTGCACTTCAGCTTTAGTCCGTCTGGTACGTGGGGTGTTATTTGAACCCTTCATATCTTATGTTGCTCCATACTACTTAAGTGGAGGGACTTTAGAGATAGTCCCCATTGGTGTTATTGTAGACTATACTGAGTCAATTCTAGTTTTAGCTATATTAAAATACCCCTCATCTTTCTCAATACCTATGAATTGGCGGTTTAAGTTCTTACAAGCTACTCCTGTAGTTCCGCTACCCATACAATTATCCAGAACAGTCTCGCCTTCGCGGGTTTAGGTCTTGATTAGATACTCAATCAGGGCTACAGGCTTTTGTGTGGGGTGAACGGTGTCTGTATCGTTGCCGAATTTTAATTCTCGATCTGGATACCCTGAATGGGATTGGACATACGCAGCTTTCGGTTTCATTGCGGTAGCGTGAGCCAACCCAATTTTCCCACCTGTAGACTTTGAGTTTCGACACTCTTTATTTATTTCAACGACACCTTGTGGAAAGTAAATCATCGGATACTTGGAGCCGGAATTTACCCCTCCGAAACTAAATACACAGATGTCCTCGTGGGCGTTCATCGGAACAAATTTTGCTTGAAAGAAATTAGATGCTCTGGCTTTACGCCACAACCATTGACACTTAAACATCTTCGGATTACTCATCACCATCGCACTGGTAAACGGTTGGCTACCAAACAACACTATCGCCCCATTATGCTTAATCACTCGCTTGTAGTGCGCCCATAGAGGCTCAAAGGGGATAACGGTATCCCACTTACAGGCGGTAGTACCATACGGTAAATCACAGATGATTGCATCAATACTACCATCTGGTATTTCTTTCATTCTCTCTAGGCAATCACCCAACATTAAATTCATACTACTTCCCCTGTGCTTCTAAAATTGCCTTGACATACTTTAACTTACTGTTACTTGGTGTAATCTCATACCAATTACCCACAGTCTTTAGCAACTCCAATGAGAAAGATTCTAATTCATCCTTGGAATACTTAATCTTCTCTCTACTAACTCGACTCTCTGGTGTGTCAGCGATTGGTGCTCTCGTATAACAACTCACCATGTACCCACCAACCTTCTGCGCCACGGTTCTTGGTACGATTATGGCACCATTCTTCCCAATCTTGATGATATTGTGCCAAAATGTATATGGATTGAACCCTCGAACCAGCACTTTATTATAAGAAACATTCTCATCATAGACCATTGCACCTTCTTTTGATAGGAATTTCTCATAATTCTCGGTCGGGAGTAATAACCGAATACGGTAAGGCACCCCACCTAATATCTTAAAACTATGATCTAACTCTGCATCTAAGTATGCAGCCTGCAAAACTTGGCTAACTAACTCTGTGTAGTTCACTGTCTGCAATGTAAGAACTGTTGTAGGTACTGCTCTCCCCCACCCATCCTTAAGTGATAGCTTTTCATCCACCAAAGGAACATCTACCTCAACTGTAGGGATAAGTTCAGGGTGTTTATTCTCCTCTGTCACTTCGTCTAATAACTCACCTAATTGCTCGGTAGCGTTTAAAGGCTCTAAACCTACGCTAGAATCGTTTTCCTTTGTTTTGGCTACCGTAGGGTTCATTTCCTGCTTAACGCTCTCTACGGCTTCTGTAGGGGCTTCTAGGGGCATTGTAGACTTATCTTTCACCAAAGGATTGTCTGTGTTGTCGTACAACCCTAATTCTTGAGATAACTCTGTGAGTTCATTCATAGCTTGCTCTGGTGTTTTTGTTATTGTTTGTTTCTTTGTTGGCGATTTAGCCATCGTCTTGTTCTCCTGTTGTTTAAAGTTTAGTTGGATTAGCCTTAACTGCCCAACATTTGTAAGTGTAATCAATTCCGTTCTGGACATCAACTAGATTATCACAGATTACCCATTCTTTAGGTTCGTAACCAGCAGCAAGCATATCCTTCACTAAGTTAGTTCTAGCGTTGATAATGTCTTGTTGATGTTGTCTGGCCATCTCCTCGGCCTTGGCTAGTATTTCATCTTCTGTCATACTACACTTCCCCGTCAATGCTTGATAAGCAGTTCTTCATTTGTGATCTAGCAGTTCTAACCCCTTGCAGGTATGCTGCCTTAACGACTTGATCTATTGTCTTCATCGCCTTCAGGGGAATACCCTCAATATAGTAAGTCTTACTCTCTAAATATACTTCCATCTCATCATCACCCACTCTTGCCACTGACACATTCAGTCTGTTGTCTCTAGACTGGTAATAATTATACTCACTCATCGGTTTCTCCAAGTTAAATAATGAGTATCCATTTTACTACTACATTCCCCATATTGCAACCCTTTTCTTTCAGTTATCATAGTTTATTTACATTTAATTGTTAAATAGGGGTTGACAAGACGGGGTAAGTAGAGGATAATGTAACCCATGTATTTAACAGAGATGGCACTTACAGTATTTGCTAGTTAGAAAACTAGATCGGATTAAGGGTTCTGGGATAACCGCTTACCTTAGTCTCAAAGAGTCAAGATGACAGGCTCAACTTGGGATGATGTGCTTATGCACGGGGACAACAAGGTCATAGACTCGCGTTAACGAGGAAATGTCCCCCGAAGGCAAGATTAACAGTTCTTGTCTTTACTTCCCCCTACAGGATAGGGGTGGTCACTTAGTGACGGAATCGTACGATAACGGGTTGAATGTTATTGGTTTCAAGTAGTATCTAAATACTCTTCTAAGGCTCTTAACTGAGTATGAAGAGTATAGGGATAATCTACTTGAAATTTACTCCTCCAAGTTGAATGTATATATTAATAAGTATATAGTAATAAAGATTTAATAACTAATAGGAGAAATACAATGAAACTAACAGAGGTATGGAATAACATTAGATACTCGCCTTACAGATTTAAACACAACTACATGTTCCCACTTAAAACATGGTTTAAGAACATCTGGGTATTCAGGAAAGAGTTAGCACATGCACAACCTTGGGATTACCACGGAGTATTACTGTTGATGCGTAAACAAATACAGACAATGGAGAATTGTCAGAGAGTGTATGGTAATCACCTTAATGCTCACAAGGTTGCCAAAGACCTACGAATAGTAATTAAACTACTTGATAGACTCATAGAAGATGACTACACTGTGCAGACAGATGGTAAGTACGAATGGGTGCCTTGTGAGAAAGAGGGGTTCACTCAAATGGTATGTACCGAACCAAGAGAAGCTAAGTACATCTTTCCCAAAGGCACAAGTAAGCAGTTGTACAAGCACGAAGAAAACAGAAAGAAAGCAGATATTGAGATGCTTTTTAAATACATGAAACAATACAGACATTGGTGGGATTAGAGATGACTAGGGTTGCAATATACAGTGATATACACACAGAGTTTGGTAATAAGTTCCCAATAGTACCTAACCTTGTAGAAGTCATCATCCTAGCTGGAGATGATATTGTCGGGGATGGCGGTGGGCGATTAGAAGACTTCTGTAATGAGAACTACGATAAAGAAGTGGTTATGGTAGCAGGTAATCATAATTACTACGGTAAAGACTTTGACACTATCAACCAGACTTACTTGGACATGAAGCAGTGGGCACCAAACCTACACTTCCTGAACAATGATACGTTTGAGTACAAGGATTTAGTGTTTCATGGTTGTACGTTGTGGACAGATTTCACATGCCGTGGTGAAGATTGGAAAGAGATTGGTATGATGGAATCTCAACGAGGTATCTCAGACTTCCACAGGATACGATACAAGGGAAGACTCATTACCCCTACCGATATGTCTAACTTACATGCAGAATCGCTCCAGTGGCTCTCTAGGAGCCTTAAAACGCATTCTAAGAAGACTAATGTGGTTGTCACTCACTTTCCACCACTGATTGAGTGTAAGCATCCACATATCGAGAGTAATATACTGGATACTTACTTCAACAATGACCTTGGTGAGTTTGTGTCTGAACATGATATAAAATATTACGTCTACGGCCACAATCACTCCAGTGATGAGTTTGAGTTGTACGGTACACGGTTTATCAGTAATCAAATGGGATACCCAAGAGAAAAGACAGGGTATGACAGTTATAACATTTATGAGTTTAATTGAGGAGAAGTAATATGTGCAATAAAGATCAGAAAGAATGTAGTCCTTGGACAGTGTTTTGGTGTGCAATTATCACATTGGGAAGTCTTGCATGTTTCTCGGTGTGGTACGAGGAGCATTACTACGAAGGAACAGCCATTCCAGTTAAGTACAGTTACCAGAAATAGGCATATAACCAGAATGACGTATTATTATAACTAAATATTCTATACGATAGTTTGTCAAAACTATTGCTTTATTGACCAACTCATGAGACAATAGCTACCTGATTTAAAGAATCCTGCGGGTGTATTCTATATTGGTCACGAATACAGCCTTCCAAGTTGCCGATGGGAGTTCGAGTCTCCCACCCGCCCCAAAAATAAGAAAATAAGAGAATAAGATATGCGTTGTGATAGTTGTAATAATCCATTAGAACCCCATGAGCTGTTTCGTACAGTGGAGTTAGAGGATGGTACAAAGAAAGAGATACTAGATAATATGTGCAATCCTTGTCTTAGTATGTATACTTCCAGTGGTGGGTTGGCTCGGTTAGATGCTCACTCCCATGCTTTTGAGTATGAAACAGAGTATTTTAGTAACGAATTGATTACCTATAGCGAATAAGGCTTGCAATTATATTCGAATAGTGTTACAATACATACATAACACAGAAATGTAATAATATAACACACTTAAAGACACAGGGTATCATAGCCCCCTCCTGCGTTCTCACTGTAACGTGTGTCGAAACAGTGCTCGAATTAAAGCTCTTATCGTCTAATTGGTTAGGACATCCGACTTTCTATCGGAGAATCGGGATTCGAGTTCCCGTAAGAGTGCCAATTTCTGTAATCTACGATAATCATGTATATGCTGGATGCAACGACATGACCGAAAGGCGTAGAGACTGGGTTCGATTCCCGCAGATACTACTCTCCCTTAGCTGACAACATTAAGTTGTTGCTTAGTATGGGGCGGCAATAGTGGTTTACTCCAGTGTTGCTAAACACCGAAAGGTGAGTACAAAAGGGAGAAGACGTTCTCCTAGAGCCTTCCTACATTGCACACGATCTGCAAAGAGTGCAACCTTGCTTTGTAGGGAGCAACCTAAATAATAGCAGGCTGTGGAAACGGTATCCGCTTGGTCTCATAAGCCCAGATTGCAAGTTCGACTCTTGCGCCTGCTACCAAACAATGGTTCATATAAACTACATATTGGTACACTGTGTACTATGTATGAGTCATTATGTAAACCCACCAAATGCTGCAAAAGCATGTACCTTGGCGGTGCACCATTATCATGTTTGATACGTCCTGTTGCTATTACTACGTTAGTGAATTAGCACTTCTTCCCCAAAGCCTGCCCTCTCGCATTAAGACATAACAGACGCTGATTGTCATGGTAGGCTTTTCTATTAATGGATACTATTGTACTCATTAATCCCCATAAAGACTGATAATGGATATTATACTACTCATTATCAATAATAAAGGTAAGTGTAAGTGCCCTCTAAAAAAATTACTGCTGAGCAGCATGAAAAGCAACTAATTGGTATTGCTGCTGAACTAGAAAGACGTAAAGAGCAAGGTAATGCTGGCAAACAGATCACAGCTAAAGGGTTCCTTAAGCGTGAACAGAAAGCTGCTTTGGAAATCATCTCCAGAACTAACAAGGGTATCCCAGATCCCCTTCCAGAAGGTTACAAGCACCCATCTAAGACAGAGCTAGATAATGCTTGGAAGATTGTTAATGCTGTACGTGATTACGACAAACATGATGTAGCCTTGAAGATAGCTAAGTTAGCTGCACAGAAGGCTGAACATGAAGCTAAGATAGCTGGATATGGTGAACATGCTCCAGAAGCTTTGAAAAAGAAAGCTGAAGAGAACAATGGTAAACCAAAGCTGTCATTAACCTGTGTCACAGCAGTGGACTCAGAAGACGAATAATACAACACTAATGTTGTTAGAGGAGAAGCCCTTGTTCTTGTAAGGGAGAACCAATATCCAAGGTAGAGTGGGAAGATTGGTATTAATTAGAAAGAGAGATTTAGATGTCAGAAGTGATTGCACCAGCAAGTCCTTTTCAAGAAAAATACTTAACCAGTGATGCACAGATTATATTAGTTGGGGGGGCTGCTGGTTCTTCTAAGTCGTATATAGGTCTAATGAGGCACTTACGTTTTGCTGAAGATCCTAACTACCGTGGGTACTGCATAAGAAAAAATTCCGCTGCGATAATGAAATCAGGTGGTTTATTTTGGGAAGCTGTGGCCTTGTATCGCAGGTACGACCCAAATATAAAAGTTAAATTAAAAGACCAGAAAGTTGTATTCAGTTCAGGAGCAGAAGTGTCTTTCTCGCACTATGAGAACACTAATGCCGGACAAAACTACCAAGGTATACAAATTTCAAACGGATTTTATGATGAGTGTACTCACGCTGAGGAAGAGCACATTTGGTGGTTGTGGTCACGTCTACGATCCACTGCAAAAAATGTGCATAGCCTTTGGCTTTCCTGCAACCCAGATGTTGATAGTTGGGTTCTTAAGTACGCTATGTGGTATCTGTATCCAGAGGGGCATCCCTTGGCAGGTAGACCTGACCCAGCGAAGAATGGAGTTATAAGGTACTTACTGAGGATTGACGGCGAGGTTGTGTGGGGAGATACTTACGAAGAGCTTCAGGATAGGTATGGTTACGATAAAATACCAATCAGTTTCCAAGGCATCTTCGGGACAATCCTCGATAACCCCCCATTGCAAAAATCCAACCCATTGTACAAAAGTAATTTAGAAGCACTTCCCAGAATTGAGAAAGAGCGACTTCTTTACGGGAATTGGTTTGCAAGGCAAGAAAACTCAACCTACTTTAGTCGTGCGACAATGCCTGAGTTGCCTTATGCACCATCTCCTTCAGACATAGTGAAACTTGTACGTGCGTATGATATGGCTTCAACTCTCCCAAATGATAACAATAGAAGCCCTGACTACTTTGCGTCTGTCAAGATGGCCAAGCTTAGAAACGGTGAATATGTTATCTTGGATGTTAAAAGGACAAGAATTACCTTTGGTCAATGGGAGGCACACATCTTACAGAATGCCGTTCAGGACGGAAGTAAGTGTGAGATAGTCTTACCCCAAGACCCCAATGCTCAAGCAAAAGCCAACGCTACACAAATGGCTCATAAGTTTTGCCAAATGGGGTTCCCAACCAAGTTGAGGAGATCCTCTATGGGTAAACTTGAAGCATTCCAACCTTTTGCCGCTAGCGCTGAGTTGGGTTGTATATCTATTGTAAAAGGTTGCTGTCACGATCTGTGGAATAAGATTGAATGTAATAATGACTTCTTTTACAAAGAGTTAGAGGCATTCAATGGGCAAAGACGAAGTGGTGAGTCTGGGCATGATGATATGGTTGATTCGTGCTCCCTTGCTTACTCCTACATTGCCTCAAAAATCCAATTAGGTAACTCCTTCCTCCACGGCATCAAAAATACAGATTTATCTACTAAAAGCGGCCTGCTCCAGATTGGCCGTTAACTTACAGGAGCCTTCGTAAGATGGCAGATCCATCAAAAGATGCTAATCCATCTCCAAAAGAAGTTCTTCCAACAATAGGAACTGACTTACCACCCATGAAGGTGAGAGAAGTTGGCCACAATGGGCTTAGCGTAACTGCTGGGCAAGTGTTGGAGGAGCCTGATTTAGCTCTACGTTATCCCCAGAATATCTACACATTCAAGAAGATGCTAAAAGACTCTACCGTAGCTTCTGCTGTAGAGTATGTCCAAACCAGAATGGCATCTGTCTCATGGGAGCCTAAAGCTCCTAAAGGGTTTGAGTCTGAACTCGAATCTAAAGTGAATTATCTCAAGACTGTACAAGCTGATATGGAAACCTCATGGTTATCCTGTATCAAGCAAATGTCCTCATTCACTACCTACGGCTTCTCTATCATGGAGATTGTACCTTATACACGTTTGTATAAGAATGGCAGTAAACATAATGATGGTCTTCGTGGTATTAAGAAGCTAGCCTTCCGTTCTCAAGATACAATCTCTGGTGTTGAATATGCTAACGATGGTAGAGACTTTGTTGGCTACTGGCAACGTGTAAATCATATCACGAATAAAGGCCAGAATGCACTTTACAGACCGTACAAAGATCCGAAGACTGGTAAGTTGTATAGCGAAGTATTACTGAAGCGAGAGAATATCTTAGCCTTCAGAAATAGTGCCTTAAAAGATTCACCACTTGGCCAGAGTCCATTATGCTCTATATATCAGAGCTGGCGGTTCAAGAAAGAATATGAACAGACGCTCGCATACGGCATAAGTTCAGATATTAACGGCCTGAAGATTCTTTATATCCCCCCACAATACCTGAAAGAAGATGCTGATCCTGCTGATGCAGCAGTGTTTGCGCAATATCAAAAGATCATGCGTAACATGCATATTGGTGCTGAGAGTGGACTGATCCTTCCTCAAATGTTAGATGACAAAGGTGAGCAATTCTTCAAGTTTGATGTTGTCAATGTCAGTGGTAGTAAGTCTTATGATGTAGCTGCTGTTATTGAATCTTACAAGATGGAAATCCTTACAGCCTTATATGCCACAGTATTGACTGCTGGTCAAGGTGGTGGTGGTAGCTTTGCACTATCTACTTCTCTACAAGAGATGGTGGATATGATTATTGAAGCCAAACTAGAAGAGATGAGAGATGTTTTCAACCACACACTTATTCCATATCTTTGGAAGTTAAATGGTTGGGACATGGCTGTTCTTCCTACCTTTGAGTTTGGTGACATTAGTGAAGCAACCTTAGACGATTACACCAAAGGACTTCAACGTGTGGGCGCTGTGAAGCTTATCGCACGTACTGCCCGTAACGTCAACGCTATTGCAGAGAAACTTGGTCTTCCTGATCGTATCCCTGAAGATGCTACCAGAGAGGAGATTGATGAGATTCTTGGTAGTCCACCTGATGAGACTAAATCCTCCAAAGGTATGGAAGAAGGAATGTCTAATGGCACTGGTAAATCTAATGGCAGCTCAGGCGACAACAGTAGCTCGAACACGGAAAATAAATAATGGCTCATGAATTATTAAAACTGACAAGTAAGCTGTGTAACACACCTTTGCTTGTGACAGAAGACTACTTGGATAAAGTATTCGAGATACTTAAAGTACGCAACGAAGGTAATGAGTTGGGTGCTGTCACAGATACAGAAAGTCCACGTAAACGATCTTTGCAGTACTTCCCAGATAAAGCCCTTGGTGTTATAGACATTCATGGTGCCATCTCTGATGTGCCGTACTATGGTATGTGTGGGGAAGATGGTGTTAGCCATCAAAGCATCCGAGAAGAGATGAAAGCTCTTGTAGATGCTGGTGCTAAGGTAGTGGTCATGGATAGTGACACTAATGGTGGCCTAGCACACATGGCCTTTGAATCTGCGAATTACATTCGCAATCTAGCTGATGAGAATGGTATCCACCTAATCTCCTATGTATCCCACAAGTCATTCAGTGCAGGATACGTTTACTCTGCTGTAGCTCATGAAGTCATTACAAACCCCTCCTCTGAGGTTGGAAGTATTGGCGTAATGAAGCGATTACGCAACATCAATGGTGCCATGAAGAACATGGGTATCCAAGATATTTATGTAACCGCTGGTGATAATAAAGTCCCATTTGATGCAGAAGGAAACTTCACTCAAGAGTTCCTAGCAGAACAGCAAGAAGATGTGCTTGAGTTGTATGACCAGTTCACAAGTCACGTTGCAATGTGGAGAGGTATCGAGCAACCAGCAGTAATCGCATTAGGTGCAAACTCTTACACAGCTAAGAAAGCTTTGACTAACGGCCTTGTTGACAAACAAATGACATTAGAAGAGTTCAAGTCCTACTTAGAAGAATTAACAACAGGCGAAAACATGCAAAATCCAGTAACAAGTTTATTCAGTAAAAAACCAAAAGCAACACAACTATCGAAGGAAGCAGAAATGCCCAATCAAAACGTAGAACTGCAAGCAGCCCTCGAAGCCGCTACCGCAGACTTTACAGCTAAATTAGAAGTGGAGAAGGCATCTTTCAGTGCTTCCTTAGCATCTATGAAGGCTGAGTTAGAATCAGCCAAAGCAGCGTTGTCTGCCGTAGCTAAAGAAAAAGAAGATGCTAAACAAGCTACGCGCCTTGCTAAATTAACTGATGTCTACGGCACAGAAAAAGCCGCACAGTTAGCAGTAAGTTTTGCAGCCTTGGATGATGCTTCATTTGATCTCACTGTTGGTATTCTTGCCTCTCGTGAAGTGGAGAATGAGACCAATCTCCAAACTGAAACTGGTTCAGAAGGTGCTGTTGTGGTCGAAGGTGAGGAGTCTCTTAGCCTAGAAGATTTACGAAAACAAAATGCTGAACGTTTGAAAGCTAAACACTCTAAGAAATCTAAATAAGGTAATAATAAATAATGGCTACTCAACCAACTATCGTAAACATCCTAGACCCACGTTACTCTGATTTGGTTCTTGATGAAGATATTAAGAATTACTCTCACAACTCTCGTGATGTAGTTTCTGTAACTGCTACCACTGGTGGTACTTTCCCAATGGGTTCTGTGATCTTCCGTCCCAAGGCAATTACTGCTTCTGCTGTATGGGATTTCGTAGATGCACAAGCTGACATTGCAATCACTAACGATTACGCAATTGTTATCGGTGATGATTTAGAACCTACTGAGAGTGTAGTGTTTGGTACTGGTGTTAACCGTACTGCTATCGCTTTGGCTCGTAATTGCCGCCTGAAACAAACCAAATTTGAAGCAAGCTTGAAAGCCACTTTCGCTGCTGCTTCTGCAACTGATATTGCCAACTTGATTCGAGTTCTCGCTACTCAGGGCATCTTGGTAGGCGGTTCTTTAACTGCTATCGCTCCTTAATAATAAACTGAAATAGAGAATAAAGAATTATGGGTATTAAAAAACAAGATCCACTAAACTTGAATGAATGGGTAAACTTGACCGATGGTGTGGAATATCTACCTATTCGCCGTAGTTTGTTTACTGACTTAGGTTTGTTCCAAGTTGAACCTTTGGATTCTAACACTGCAATCCTCCCCATCACCACTACAAGTGATTACGTGATGGTAGATATTCCTTACGGCACTCGTGTTAAGAACACTGGTTCTAATGGTAAGGCCACTTTGCGCTTAGCTGTTCCTCACTTCGGTGAAGAAGATTCTGTTCGTCCTTTGGATGTCAAAGGTAAGATTGCATTTGAAGACTTCCAACTTGGTGCTCGTCCTGAAACTCTGAATAACGTTATTGAACGTAAGCAAATCCAACATCGTCAAACTATGGTGAATACCCATGAGAAAGCGATGAAGCAGTTGGTTGTTGATGGCACTGCATACGCACCAAATGGCACCATCATTTGTGACTACTTTACCGCCTTCGGCGTTACTCAGACTACCCTTGGTCTGGACTTGGCTCCAGATGTTGACCCAACTCTTAGCATCCAAGCTATCAAAGACAATATTGCTGATAACTTTAAAGGTGGTTACACCCCTTCACAGTTTACTGCAATCATCGGTCGTGCTGCATTTGATGCCTTGAAGTCTCACCCTTTTGTTATTGAGAACTCGCGTCAAATGTTGGATCGCCAGTCTCTTGAGATTTTGACTGGTACGCTTGGTACTGATGCCCCAGTAGGTGCTAACCTCGGTAAAATGTATCAAGTGTTGGACTTCGGTGGTGTGTTGTGGATTCGTGTTGATACCACAGTATTGCCAGTTAATGACTACCGCATGTTCCCAACCGACATCCCAGATATGTTCAAAATCTTCACTGCTCCAAGTGACATGACTTTTGACTCTATCGACCAACCAGCTCAGTTGGAATACTACTGGGAGAAGATGGAAGCAGACCGTACTGGTTTGTCAATGGTATATGAAACTAACTTCCTTTGTGGCACCTTGTGGCCTAAAGCGATTGTTAAAGGTACTGCCACCTACGCTTAATAGTTAGGTAAATAACTCTCTACTCGAAAGGGTAGAGGTTATTACTGAAGGTATTCACAAGTAGTACCTTCAATAATAATTACAATAGATGATAAAGGTATCTCATGGCTTTAAGTAATATAGAACTAATCCGTGTGATTACACAAGATAATGGCAACCTCCCATTCTTAGCTGAAGGAGATTATATCCTATCTGATGATGAGATTGAATCTTACCTCTCGCTACAGAACAATGACGTATTCCTAGCGGCAAGAATGGCTGCCTACTCTATCTGTTTATGGATAGGGATGCAAAAGACTAAGGACATGGTTGGTGAGGTTGAAGAATGGTATGAGGCAGGCAAGAACTATCGCAATACTCTCACACTGATGCTTACAGATAAATCCTTATTTAATATCTTCCCTAAAGGAATGATGCCATATTCTGCGGGTGTTTCAAATAAAGAAATTATCACTAGCTTACAAGACTTAGATAATCCACGTTGCTTCTCTTGGTTGGTGGCTCCTTTTGGTTACACCCCTTCTTATCAGCAGGAGTAATCAATGGCTGTAGGTTGGATAGATAAAGAAGCGGGTTTCAACAAGCTACTAAAGAACTTACAAGCTCTTGAAGCTAAAAATATAGATGTTGGATTCTTTGATACAGTGCATGAATGTGGAATAAATGTAGCTCAGATTGCACAGTGGCAGGAGGAAGAGGGTGTTGCACCTCACATCCCAGCACGTCCTTTTATTCGTGTAGGTTTTCATTCGGAAGTAATGTCGCCTCGTTATAAGAAAGCATTCAACCAATTACTAGATAACGTAGCAAGTGGTGTTGAGTCACCAACAGTTGCATGTAATCGGATAGGTAAAAGATTAGAAACAGTGATGACTCTTGCAATAGATGATGGTGCAAGATACACCCCTAACGAAAAGACATGGGCTGACAGAAAGGCAAGAGAAACTGGTTCCACCACCCCTCTGATTTATACGGGGACGATGCGTAACTCAGTCAAATATAAAATAACCACAAGACGATAGGAGAGTGAATGAGTCGATTACTGAACAAACACACACTCACTATTAAACGTGTAGCAACTTCGGGGGAATACAGTGACACTACAGGTAAGTGGGTTCCAGCTACTTCTACCGATGTGGTCATCAAGTGTCAAGTACAACCTTTCAAGTTCTCCCAGACACTAATGCTTCCTGAAGCTGACAGAACTAAAGATTGGCTAAACGTCTGGTCTGTTAGTGAGGTACGGAAGATGGCTGAGGGGGAAGGTGGGCATGATGCTGATACATTTATCTGGCATGGCACTCTCTACAAAGTTATGGGCGTTAAGATTTGGGAAGGTCATCATTACCATGCACAGGCTTGTGCTATAGGTAAAACACCTTCAGGAGTTGACCTAAATGGATAGTATCTTTTCCCAACTAATGCAGAGCTTAATCACAGCAACAAAAACCATATTCCCCGATAATAAAGTAATACGTGCTCAACAAGGTGGTGCTGAACCTAGCAACCCTTACGTGAGTATAAAAGTGATCAGGGATGAACAAGTGGGGCGCAGTTATGTTGACACTCTCTTGAGTGAAGACTCTGAAATAACTACTACAGTGAACTATGAAACATTAGTTCAATTTAGCTTCCTCTCCAAAGATTCAGATGTTGCAGGGGACATGGCAAAACAGTTTATCCAATATCTCAACACCCCCGTCACATTGCAGAACTTCCGAATAAATAAATTATCAAAAATCAGCGTAACTCCTATCAGGAACGTAGCCTCTCTAAGAGAAGGTGAGTGGGTAGAGCATTACAACGTTGATGTGTTATTCAACTACGCCAGTAGGACAGTACAATCGTTTCAACCTATCGAGGTTGTTGAAATGCTGGACGAACTCTCTGGGGAAGTTTTCACAGTTCCACCTGAAGTTGTAATTCTTTAAACAAATAATAATCCTATGTAGGAAGTATAAATGTCCCAATTAGATCAAACCATTGAGGTTAACATCTCACGCGAAACGAGCGCAGTTGCCCGTACCGCTTTTAATATTCCGTTGTTTGCTGCGGCACATACAGCATTCTCTGAACGTACAAAAGAATATACTTCTTTATCCTCTGTTGCTGCTGATTTTAGCTCAACTTCTAATGTGTATAAGGCTGCTGTTCAAGTGTTCGGACAAGAGCGTAGACCACCTAAGATGGTTGTTGGTCGTAAGCAGATTAACAGTGTATCTTGCTCTATTAATAGTGTTGTTGTTGGAGCTACTTACACACTGACCATTAACGGTTTAACTGTAAGTTATGTAGCTCAATCTGGCGCAACTCAACAAATTATCATTGATGGTTTGGAAGCAGCATTTGGTGTAGTTGGTGTGGCTGGTATCACTTTTACTGACAACACTGGTAGCTTCACTGTAGCCCCTTCTGTAGCTGATACAGGTTGGAGCTTTAAAGCAACATCTAACATCACTGTCGCCCCAGCATCTTCTGTAGAAACATGGCCGGATGCTTTGAATGCAATGCGCGCTGCCTCTAGCGCCTTCTACGGCCTTACTACAGAAGACCATTCTGATGCAGGTATCCTAGCTATCGCTGGTTGGGCAAATGCCTCTAACGTGTTGTACGGAGCTTCTACACAATCTTCTACAGTACCTACCTCAGCTACTAATGATATTGCTTCACAATTAGCTGCTCTTGCCTACACTCGTACATTCTTGCTGTACAGCGCAACTGCTGATACAGAGTTCCCTGAATGTGCTTGGATGGGTGATCGCCTTCCTCCTGTAGCTGGTAGTGCCCAATGGGTAAATGCTCAACTACAAGGTGTAACTGCTGGCTACTTAAATGATAGTCAAATTGGTTATCTCGAAGCTAAGAAATGTAACTACTACATCACCATTGCTGGGGTATCTGTTACTAAGCAAGGTTGGGTAAGTTCAGGTCAATTCATTGAAGAAACAATGATGGTTGATTGGACTAAATCTCGTATCCAAGAACTCTTGATGTTCCGCATGGTTAATAGCTTGAAGCTACCAAGTGACAATGCTGGCTTAGCAATCATCCAGTCTGACATTAATACTGTGCTTCAAGAGGGTGTTCGTAACGGTGGTTTTGCTAAATCTCCTGCACCAACTGTATATGTTCCTGACATCTTAGATATTGACCCGAACTTACGTGCTCAAGGTATTGTATCTGGTATTAAGTTTAAAGCTCGCATGGTAGTAAGTATTACCAAGATCATCATTGACGGTACTGTAACCATTTAATAAAAGGTAATAATAAGAAATGTCTGACAATTTAAATATCTACAGTCCCAATGACATTACCGTCACGCTTACTCGTGGTGATGGTTTTGCTCACACAATTGGTGGTTATAGTGAGAGTGATATGGTGAGCGTAGAGCCTGCTGCTGAAGCTCTTACAATGTACACCTCTGCTGACAATAAGCCAACATTGATCTTCAATGCTAACAACTCAGCAACAGTGATGCTCACCCTTAACCAAACTTCTGCATCTAATGATGTGTTGTCTTGGTTGTATGAAGAACTAAAGTCCCGTAAGAGTCCTGATAAACTTTTCTCAGTAATGATTAAAGACCAGAATGGTCGTAGTATGTATACCTCTGCTCAGGCATTTATTGGTAAACGTCCTACAGCCTCCTTTAGTAATACCATGAACAACCGCGAATGGACAATCCTGTGTGCAGATATGCAACAGTTCTCTGGTGGTAATGCTCGCTTGTCTCAAGCAGATGCACAATCTATTGAGATCCTTGGTGGTGAAGTAGAAGATCGTTGGGTGCCGTAACAAGCACCACTACCCTAGTGGTACTTAAATAGGGCTGAATAAACAGCCCTTTTTTATTGGAGATAAAATGTCCCTTAATATTTATAGTCCATCCGATGTCACTGTTTTACTAGGGGGCGTGATTCCAGTAGGTGGGTTCTCAGATGGAACCTTTCTTGAGATTACAAAGGACATTCCTCCTTTTGTAAGTAAGAGGGCTACAGATGGTACTACTCACAGATTGTACATTAAAGATAGTAACTACACGATCAAGTTTACTCTTGCTCAATCTAGTGATACAAACGACAAGCTAAGTCGTATTCAGTATTTAGATGAAACAACACAGATTGCACACTTCCCAATACTCATTAAAGATTCCCTTGGTAATTCTAAGTTCTTTTCCTCCGTAGCGTTTATTGATGGCGTACCAGCCCAAACGTACAGTCAAGGAATGGAAGCTAGAACGTGGACTTTAAAAGCCACTGAAGGTATCTCAGTATTAGGTGGAAACGATAAGACAAGTGATTTTGAAGCTCTTGTAGACACATTACTTGCTGCCTCTGCCAACTATACAAACATTATCGGGGATATATTTTGATTAATACATACAGCCCCTCAGAAGTGATTTTACATATAGATGGTTGGAGAGTTGAAGCATGGGAAAAGATTTCTATTAAAAGAAACTCCCCTTCATATACTTTCGTTAAAGGTATACGTGGTAAGAATACAAGGGTTGGTAATTATGACACAGCCGTAGAGCTAACAATAGATGTCATGCAAACCTCAGAGACCAATGATGTCCTCCATGAGATACACACAAAAGATGTGTACGGTGATGACGGTTCTGAATTGAACAATGGTAGGTTAACGCTCACCCTTCGAGACAGGAGTGGTACGAGTGTCTTCCAATTAGAAGAAGCCTACATTGTTGCATACCCAGAGATTTCCTACTCCGATTCAATTGGAACAAGAACTTGGACAATACAAAGTTTGTCCAGTACAGAATTTAAAGTGGGGGGCAATTTAAGACCCTCTATAGGTTTTGCTGAAAGTTTATTCAGCAAGATATAAACAACCGATTAAGAGAATATCAAATGTCATTTACATCAAGTCGTAAAGAAAAAGAAATCGTATTACAAGGTGCTGAAGGTGAACAGAAGTTTGTTTTAACACAATATGACGCATTCCGTGGTATCGCGTATCAACGTAAACTCATCAAGATTATCCAACCTTCTTTCTCAGCTATCGTACACACAATGGCAGAGAACAAAGAAGTGAGCATGGAGATGTTAGCTCTTGAAAAGTTCATGGAAAACATTGATCAAGTAGAGCCAGCATTCCTTAAAGAATTAGTATTACAAGGTGCCTATAAAGAAGGTCGTGTAACTATTAACTTTGAGAATGACTTCGCGGGTAATTATGGTGTACTGTTTAAACTTGTATGGGAAATCATCATGTTTAACTTCTCTGACCTTTTTACTCTGCTCGGTTCAAAACCACAAGCGTAACTTCCGCTGCTGAACCGAGTAACACCAAAGTTGCAAAAGTGTATGAAGACATTGCCAGCACACTGAGTATCGACATAGATATTTATAGGGCAGTAACCTCTGAATTAAGACTTGTGACTTTAGGTGAACTGAAGACAGTAAGGTCTGTTCCAGACTTATATGATTACCTTGAGATAATAGACGCACACAATGCTGTTCTACAAGAGCGTAACGCTGAAGATGAAAGACAACGTGCTAGAAGTGCTAACAAATAATAAGAGGTGTTTACATGGCTAGTGCTCAACAGATTTCAGCGTACTTCGCCAGTTTTGGTTTCAAGATAGACACTAAGTCAGTAACAGATGTTAAGAAGAAAGTAGCCGATATTAAGTCAGCACTAGAGAAAAAGCTAACCTTAAAAGTTACAGTGGGTAATGTAGTTGTAAGTAGTGCCGCAAGAACTAAGATTCGGGATATTAAAACGTCTATTGCAAAACTCCTAAATGTGCAAATGACTGCCACAGGGGTTAAGATAAATCGAGCTGCTGTCAGAAAAGCAATACGTGACCAAGCATCTCTGTTTAATATCAACCTTAGAATAGATAGGTTTGCGATCAACGGAGCTGCCCTTCGTAGAGCCGTACAGGACGCTTACGACAGAGGGGTAACACTTACCCTTAACCCACGAGCAAACCGTACAGGGGGAGGTGGTGGAGGTAACAACCTACTAAATAGTAGCCGCACATCTCGCTTTAATAACATCCCTAGTGTAATGGATAGGCTTGGTACTGGTGTAGCTACAATGGCTACAGGTATGGGGATGTGGGAGATTAACAGAATCTCTGAGGATCTTCAAACCTCTAAAGTGGCACTTGGTACTATTACAGAAGGTCGTGGAGAAGAAGCGTATAATTGGTTAAAAGAACGTGGTAGAGAACGTGGTTTTGACTACAGTTCACAGTTACCTGTATTCTCTAGTTACATGGCTGCCTCTATTAACAAGCAAGGGTATGAGGGTTCATTAGATTCCTTCGCTAAGTTGACAGACTATGGTTTGACCCACGGTGCTGATAAAGAGGGTATGAAAAGAGCCATGACTGCTATTGGGCAGATGTGGTCTAAAGGACAAATTCACCAAGAAGAATTAAAAAGTCAGTTGTCAGAAGCTAAAGGTTTTGCTGGAGCAAGGGAACACTTTGCGTTAGCTTGGCAAGATAAGACTGGTGGTGGGCTAGTTGGACAAGAGGCTGAAGCTGCTTTACTTAAAGCAATGGAAAAAGGTTTAGTTAAATCAGCAGAAGTGTTGCCTCTTGTTGTTGAACGAATGGCTATTAAAGCCGCAGGTGGTATTGACGCTTACAAGAAGACTACTACCTACGCACACGGACGATTCGACACAGGATTCAAAGAGTCTATTGAGATTTTTGGTAAGGGTGGTTTTGATGAAGGTATGCGTAACTTCTTCTTGACTATGGCTACCCACATGGAAAACAGCACTCAATTGCTGAGCGACTTAGGTAAGATGTTTAAGTATGTAATGCAAGTGTTCCTTACCTTTATTCAAACAGGGATAACATTTGTAAAACTACTTAACGACATACACCCTGCACTGTCTGGAACACTTGCACTACTGTATCCACTTTATAAAATCTTTGGTAAGTGGGGGGCAGTGATTGGTGCGGTGATGATAGCGCTCGAAGATATTCAAGTGTACTTAGATGGTGGCAACAGTGCATTAGGTGCATTTGCTGATACCCTAGAAGATTTCTTTGGGATTGATCCAACTCCCCTCATAGTCTCTATGGGGTTAATAGGGATAGCAGTCGCCGCAGCATTCTCTCCAATAACTGCAACCATTATGGGGATCGCTGCTCTGATTGAAATGTATCGAAGATACAAGGCAATGAAGGAAAAAGATGCGTCTTCCCCCGCTTATGATCCTACGTTAGCGGGAGGCAGGGCACCCTCGACCGCAGACATAGAGGCGTTTAAGCAGACAGCAAGAGCTAAGATAGCCAATGCCCCAAATTCGTCACTAAAGGACGAGTGGAACTACACTGTGGCTAAGGGTTTAGATTCTATAGGTTTACTTAACCCTATAGCTAAATGGCAAGGATATGGGGCGATTGAGAACGCAAACTATCACAGACTTAATGCTGCGGTGAATAGTGGGGCAATTACCGAAGAAGATCGTGGTAACTATTTGATCGCCCTGTCCTCTGGTATGATGAGTAACTCCGATATTGCAACAAGTCTTTCTAAAATTAATGCGGGTAAATCCTCACTGGATAGCCGCTTAATGATGGAGTCCCTACAGAATCAGCCAATCAGCATTACAATTGATGGAACAGTGGCTAATCAAACCTTCGAGTTTAACCTCAACAGTGCCAACGGTGTGTTTGGTAATCAAGCTGTACCTGCACAACAATAAAGGATAAGATTAAATGAGTTTAGCTATCCGATTTGGTGATGATGAGGATGTGGAAACCCCCCAAGGTATTATTTACTTTGATGCAGTGACGAAGTACGGGCAGTCTTTTAAAGGCTCCCTTACTTCCCATGCAATTGGGAGTGGAGGCAAAATATCAGATCACTTTATAAGAGAAAATCCTGTGTACTCCTTTACAGGTGTTATCAGTGGTGCCGATATTTCAATTGCTAAAGTGTTCTTGACTGATGAGAATGGAATGTACCCAGATAACGTGAGTCAATTAGATATTACCCCTGTTAGAATTAAAGATAATGGTAACGCCCTGATTAGTCTATTACCTGACGCAATAGGCTCATTCTTCGTAGATGCTAAGACTTCTGTGAAGGTGGATACTGTTGCTAGGAAGTCTACTTTACGTCAGATAAAAAGAGCATTGGAAGTATTCTTTGAGAAAGATGGTATTACTTTTGTGACACTCCTTGAATTCAAGGGTAAAGTGTTAGATAAAGATGGGGTTATCCCCCAACTGGTAATGACATCCTTATCTTTCAGTGAAGATGAGAATAGTGGAGAAGCTCTTTATGTAGATATTACTTTAGAGAAGCCCACAATTGTAAATCTTCAAACTACAAGAATAAGTAAGTCTGATATAAAGAAACTGGACGCTCAAAGGGTGACTGATAAAAAATTACAGGCAGCCTTAGAAGATAAGAAGTCTGTCACACCAGACAATCCTAAGAGAGATTCAAATAGGACTTCACTGCTCGGTGAGCTTGTAGTGCCAGAGTATTTAAAGGCACCACTAGAAACGATTAATGGCGTAAAAGGGGATGAATTCTAATGACAATAAGAATTAACCCCTTACACTTAGAAAACCTACCCTACTACACATACACTGCAACTATTCAAAAGACCTCTTACAACATAGCAATCAGATATTCAACCAGAACACGTTCTTGGTATATGGATGTAACTACAAGAGACAATCTTCCAATCATATTAGGTGTGAGGTTAGTCCCAGACTACCCAATGACTTTCTATTGTGTTATCCCAGAATTAAGGGGTATGTTTTGTCTCTTACAGAAAAGTGAGGGGAACATGGGTAAGTTTGAAACAGAGCCTGAAAGATTGGCAGATTATTTTACCTTAGTGTACTTATATAACGAGTGATGATACATGGCAAGTGATTTACAAATTAACCGTTGGTTTGAATTAACCATTGGTGATGGTCTGACTACAGAGGCTGTTGTAATCACTCCACCAATGACTGTCTCTTTTAACGTTACTAAGAGTTCCACTTCACTTAGAAAAAGTAATTCTGGTGAGATAGAAGTTTACAACCTGCCAGATGATAAATTAGCACTGCTTAGAGGTGACTACCCCGTAGTTATCCTTAAAGCTGGCTACAGAGATACTGGGGTTTACACCCTAATTAAAGGTGAAGCTATCTCTGTATCTACTACTAAGAATGGTGCAGATAAGGTGACTAAGATCGAGGTTGGCAGTGCTTATGTCGCTACTAATCACACAACGGTCAATAAGGTATTACCTGAAGGTATCACAGTTAAAGCGATCATTGAATCCTTAGTAGCAGATGTACCAGACTTAGTTAAAGGTGTGTACAGTGGTAATAATATCAATAAGAAGGCCATCTACGGCTACTCAATGAGTGGGACAGTAAGAGGCACACTTGAGAATCTAGCTCGTACTTACTACTTAGACTTCAACATAGACAATGATGTTCTGTATGTACATGACGCTAACGGGACTATTGATGAAAACTATGTGTTAGCCCCTCTGATCTCAGAAGCAAGCGGTTTAATTGAGCTACCTTATGATACGAGAGTATCTGTAGGTCATGCTAAGAAGTCTATTGCCAATAAAGGTGGTGTTCACTTCAAAGTATTACTTAATCCCTCACTGGTTGCTGGTGGTATCGTCAAGATAGAAAGCCCCACAGTGAACGGTGTATTTAAGTTAGCTGAAGTCTCTCACTCAGGTGGTAACAGGACACAAGCATGGTATTCAGAGTGTCAATGTGAGAATGGTACAAGTGCCACAGATGAAGAACTTAAAGCAGATATATTCCCAGCAGAAGAAGGTGTGTAATGTCAGATTTAGCTAACTTACTCATACGAGCCTTCCAGCACCAGATCAGTGAAGTCTACACAGCTATCCCTGCAATCATTGTAAACGTTAGAGATATTAACCAACAACGTGTAGATGTAAAGCCTGCTGTAAACCTCATATCCCCTAATGGGGAATATGAAGAACATCCTGTAATCCTCTCTGTACCTCTTATCTTCCCCTCCACCAAGACAAGTGCTATAACCTTCGAGGTGAGCAATGGGGATGAGGTACTACTGGTGTTCGCCCAAAGGTGTATCGACTCCTACAAGGCTTCTGGAGGCATTGTAGATCCATTAGACTTGAGGCGCTTTGACAAGAGAGATGCTGTAGCCTTCATAGGTATGAGTAACTTCGCCAAAGCTATTAATAACCCCAAGAAGCGTACATGGTCACATAACACATCTGACACAGTAATTGCTCACAACATTGGTACAGCTAATGAAGTGGAAGTACGGCTAAAGAAAGATGGCGGTATAGCTATTAATACACCTACCTCTGTAGATATAGATGGAGATGTGAATATCAAAGGTGACTTAAATGTCACTGGTACAGTAACAGCTAGTGTAGATGTTATTGGTGGTGGAATCTCATTAAAAAACCACACACACCAGTACGATGATAAAGATGGCACAATAACTGTAAGAACAACCCAACCGCCCGCATAAGAGATACCTATGACCGACTTACTCTTGGATGAGTTCTCCCATGATCTTATCTACATTAATGGTGACACTCCAATCACTGCGGAAGAAAAGATTAACGTAGCTCAAAAACTAAAGATAAAGTTACAAACATTTAAATCAGAGTGGTTCTTAGATAACACAATTGGCATCCCGTACTTTCAAACCATCTTTCAAAGAGGTGTAAGTAAAGCAACGGTAGATGCTATTTATCAAGAAGCTATTCTGAGCGAGCCTTACGTTAAAGAGATATTTGAATTCAACTCAATGATTGACCCCCTAACAAGAACCTATCAATTGAGCTTTAAAGTAAGAACAAGACATAATCAAATTACTGAGTATATTGATATATCTCAGGGAGTGTAAAACAATTGGCAACAGCTCTCACCCCAGAAGGTTTAGTAATTCAAAGGCTCAACGACATCCTACTTACTCAACGTGAGTTAGCTGTTGAGTTATTTAAGGACATTACCCCAGAAGGGGAAGATGTTGACACTTCAGCTAACACTACTATTGGTAGATTGATTAGCTTGGCTGCACCAGCTACAGCAGACTTATGGGAAGCTATGGCAGAAGTGTATGCTGCATTTGATCCAGAATCAGCCACAGGTATTGCATTAGATAAGTTAGTAAGTCTTGGCGGCATAGAAAGACTACGTGCAACTAAAGCGTCTTGTCAAGCATTAATGACAGGAGATCTTTCTACAGTAATCCCAATGTTGAGTACCATTCGTGGTGTAGGCACAGGATTGTTGTGGCAAACAAGAAGTCCACTTACACTCTCTACAACTTGTAGCGGTGTTAATTTGGACATTACCACAGTAGCTGACTCCACAGTTTATTCCATTACCTACACAAGTCCTAGTGGCACTAAAGTTCTTAGTTACACAAGTGATGGTTCTGCAACAGAGACAGAGATCTCAAATGGGTTGATTGCAGCATCTTTGCTTGCTCCCCATAATACGCTTATAACCGTTACCAAACTAGCCCCCACACAATCATTGAATATAATTAAACAGAATGCGTATGACTTTGGAACTTTTACACCAACTGCTAACTTAACTATCGACAAGTATCAGAAGGTTGTTGCATTGCAAGCACAGGAGACAGGGGCTGTTGAACAGGCTATTGGAACTATTACAAACATTGCTACTCCTGTTCTTGGGTGGGATTCTGCTGTTAATATTACTGCTGCTAGTGGTGGCAGGGATGTTGAAAGTGATGTCGAGTTACGTGTTAGATTTGCAAATACTAAATACGAAAAAGCTACCAACACACTAGAAGCCCTTTATTCAGCAATCATTAATGCAGAGGGTGTTACTGAAGTCATCATCTATGAGAATGACACTGCTGTAACTGATGCAAACGGCCTACCTCCTCACAGCTTTATGGTGATTGCTGCTGGTGGGTATGATCCTCAAACTCTTGCCCAGATCATATGGGAGAATAAGCCTCTAGGTATTCTAGCATTCACTCCATCAACGTATTTAACTGTGTACGACAGCCAAGGACTTCCCCACCTGATCGGAGTTAAGGCTCCTGAGCTGAAACCTCTTTATATCAGCATGACCTTAGCCACAGATGCAACATTCCCTGCTAATGGTGAGGAAGATATTAAAGCGGCTCTGGTTGATTACCTTACAACTAATTTCGGTATCGGTGACGACATCACATACAGTCGATTATTCACACCTATCAACTCCGTAGTGGGTCACAGTGTTACTTCCCTTACCATAGGGTTATCTGCATCTCCTGTAGGAACGTCTAACGTAGTAATAGACTTTGATGAAATCCATACCATTGACACAAACAACATAATCATTACCTCATAAGGGGATAAGATGCCAGATTTAATTCCCTTTGAGGTAGTTGATTATCTTGGTGAAGCTCAGACAAGAGTAACCGAGCAATTTAAAGACAGTAAGGCATTAGAGGGTATTAAGCCTGTATTCAATCGCTACCTTAAACTACTCTTAGAATCTCAAATACAGATTCAAAATACCCTAAAAGATTTAATTCAGTTGCGGGATGTTGATACGGCAGTAGGTGTCCAATTGGATGTAATTGGGCGTATTGTTGGTCAAGAACGTGAACTAATTGAGGCGAGCGTCTATGAGTTCTTTGGCTTCCAAGGAGCAGCAGGTGCTCAGTCTTTTGGTAACAAAGGTACAGGGGTTGGTGGTGTATTTAGATCAGGTCAAACTGCCAGTGGCAGTAACCTCATACTTGATGATATTAACTACAGAAAATATATAAAAGCTAAGATATTCAAGAACGTCACAACCTCTAAACCAGAACAATTTATCTCTGTAGTCAATTCAATATTTGACACTAACCGTTGTTATGTTGACGAAAGAGGTGATGCTGAGTTTGAGGTGTACTTTGATAAACCTCTCACCGAGCTAGAGAAAGGGTTGCTACAACACATATCTTACAAGCAGAAGTACCCCACACGACTCTTACCTAAGACCGCTGGTGTCAAGATGACATTGAAATACACAGGTATCCCAGACTTTGGTGTTGGTGGTTATGGCTTTGCATACGGTGCCACATACGGCCTATAATACGAGATAACAAGTAATGACAGAATACACTAAGCCCACAAAGATACAAAACATTTGGGCAGCAAATGGTGACAGATCCCCTGCCCCAGATGATACTAAGATAGCAACAGGTTTTGTTGTAGAGATCCCCTTCCTTGAAGACTTCAACTACTTAGAACACAGACAAGATTCAGCCCTTGCTCATATCAATCAACGTGGGATTTGTCAATGGGATATTGAATCATACTATTTGGCAAGTAAGAGTTATGTCCAAGGAAGTAACGGTGTTGTCTATCGGGCAAAACTTAGTCACAGTGGGGTTGATCCTGTAACTGATACTAATAAGATAAACTGGGAACCTGCATTCTACTCTCAAACAGAAGTTTACACGAAGGCAGAAACTCACACCACATTTGCACAACGAACTAATAACCTGAGTGATTTAACCAATACCGCAACAGCTCGTGCGAATTTAGGTGTGTATTCTACTACTGAAACTAATGCTGCATATTTAGCTAAAACTTCTAATTTGAGTGATGTCACTAATGCTGCTGTGGCTTTTAATAACATTAAACAATTAGCCACAGATAGTTATGTTGGGGTCTCTCAATTCTCAAGTGATGCTGAACTAGCTGCTGGATCTGTGACTAATAAAGCTGTAGCTCCAGCTAAATTAAAACTTGGCTTCTCAGTTAGCCTAGGTGCTAACGGATACTTCAAGTTTCCAACATGGTTGAGTGGGCTGACTATTCAATGGGGGGCAGTTTCAGTGGGGGCTGACAGCCTAGCAACTTGGACGTACCCCATACCGTTTTCAAATGAGGTACTTTCTTTACAAGCCACTCTGGGAGCTGATTTCGATTCTTATAGTGATGCAGGGGTTTGCATTTTTAAGTATACCCCACTAACCTCTGCCCGTGTTAAAAACGGCACTGCAACTGCCACTACATTGAATTGTTTAGTTATAGGGTATTAATACATGACAATTAGGATAGAACCGTTTCTCAGTGGTAAATGGGGTTGGGATGAAGGTGAAAGTGGTTGGAAGGAAGGGGTAGATGAGAACTTCTTAAAGTTCTCTTATATGCTCAATAAGAACGTAGATGGGTTTGTAGGCACGTTACCAGCCTCCCCGTCTAATGGTACAGCCTACTTCCTTACCACAGATAATACATTAAATGCGAGAGTAGATGGGGCTTGGTACAAATATCCTGTACCTAAAGGTTTCGTAGTTACTGAAAAGGTATCTGGTGCTAAGTACGAATTCAATGGTAGTGTGTTTATTGCTACTGTCAGTGCAGTAGACAAAGTTAAGTTAGATGGTATAGCTACAGGAGCAACTGTAAATAGTTCAGATGCTTCTCTTAGAGATAGGGCTACACATACTGGAACACAAGCTACTAGCACCGTAACAGGCTTAGATGCAGCGTTGATTACCAAAGCTCCTTTAGCTTCTCCTACTTTTACTGGTGTAGTGAGTGCCCCCACTCCAAGTACCGTAGATGATTCCACCAAAGTAGCCACCACAGCATTTGTTAAAGCACAAGGGTACTTAACAAGCGCTAGTGCAGGCTTGGTTACAAGTGTAGCTAGTCGTACTGGTGATGTTGTTTTAGCTAAAGCAGATGTCGGATTACCTAATGTTGACAATACAGCAGATACAGCTAAACCAGTAAGCACTGCACAACAAACAGCACTAAACCTCAAAGCTAATTTAGACAGTCCTGTATTCACTACAGCCACCACTCTTCCTAGCGCCACTACCATAGGCTCTGTAAGCGCTGCTGAGGTATCTACTTTAGTAGGGGTTAGCTCTGGTATCCAATCTCAATTAAATAGCAAGGCTGCAAGCTCACACAGTCACAGTGATGCCACTACCTCTGTATCAGGGTTTATGTCTGGTGCAGATAAGACTAAATTAAATGGCATAGCTACTGGAGCTACAGTTAATAGTAGTGATGCTACTCTTTTAGCACGTTCTAACCACACAGGGACGCAACCAGTAGGCACCATTACAGGCTTAGGTTCTCTAGCCACCCTGAGTACAGCACCTATTGCCAATGGTGGTACAGGCGCTACAGATGCAGCCACAGCACGTTCTAACCTTGGGTTAGGGAGTGTGGATAATACAAGTGACTTAAGTAAACCTGTAAGTACCGCTACACAGACTGCCCTGAACGGGAAGCAAGCCTCTTTAGGTTACACCCCAATTAATAAGGCTGGGGATAGCGGAGTGGGTGCTCTGAGTGCAGCTAGCCTCACTTCAACAGGTGGGGTGTTTGCTTCAGGTAGTCAAGGGTTCTCTAGTAGCACTTTCGTAATAAATGCCAGAAACCCTATTTGGAGGTTTGCAAATTCAGATGGCTACGGGCTGAGTTATTTCCAAGCTACGGCTGGTTTATCAGGCCAAGATACTATTGGCATACACTTCGGTGCGACAACAGCAGCTACCAGTCAGTTTACTTTCAGAAGTGATGGTGTCTTCGCGGCAAGTACCTCTATTACAAGTTACACTGTAAATGCTGGTGGTGGGGGTTTTGTAGGCGATGGATACTTTGTTACTGGGATAAATGCTTCTAATATATCTACTGGAACTATGGCAGATGCACGTCTATCCAGTAATGTTGCGTTAGTATCCAATGTTGTAACTAAAGCTACTCCATCACAACTATTCCAATCACTTGGTACAGTCAATGGCGCAGTTACCGTAAATGGCACCAATGGTACTCATATATTAGCCACCGTAAATGGTAGCACTACTTGGACATTCCCAACCCCTAGTGCTACAGAAGCAATGGCACTTACACTTGAGCTTACCAATGGTGGTGCATATACAATGACATGGCCTAGTGGTACAAGATGGTCAGGGGGTGTTGCGCCCACACTTACAGCGAGTGGTACAGATATTATTGTATTCACTAAAGCAGGTACAAATGCTTGGAGAGGGTATTTATCCTCCAAAGATAGTAAATAATTATAATAATTACAAGGAAGTGATTATTCTTTAGGAGATAAATATGGCGTGTAGTACGGGGATAAGCTTGTTGACTGTAGAGAGGTTGACTTTGCTAGATGGTTTGGATGATTGGTGGGATTGGGATGCAGGTAGTGCCATCTCAGCAAAGGGGGTTACACAACAGTCAACAGGAACAGGTGATACAACTATTCCCACAACTGGGGGAAAACCAAGTGGTTACATTAGTAGTAGTGTCGGAGTCATAACCAATGCACATCAACATGTTAGACTACACGATGTGACGGGTGGGACTTATGATCAACAAGTCAACAATCTCCCGTATGTAGTTACAGTTTGTGGTTGGTTCAGCACCACCTCTGCAAGTTGCCTTAGAATGGGGAGCGATAATGCAGCCTATGATTACTACAGTGATGTATCTAACTGTCATGGGATACATTTTGGGAACATGCAGGCATTTTCACGTGATTCCACCACCTTAAAGACAGTGAGTATCCCGAACACATTTAGCAAAACTACGGGGTTCACTTTTGTTGTTTTTGAGTGGTTAATGAATACACCTTCCGATATTCTTAACATATACTCAGACGTATCTGGAAGTCTAGCCCTTGTAAACACTCTGACAGTTACATCCCTTGCCGTCAACATCGGAGGTCGTCTATTTCTTGACTGTGGTAAACCAACTTACCCATCAACGTCTGGTGCTATCGCCTGTGATGGATTAGCTAGTTACAACAGGCAACTTAGCTTTGCGGAAATGGGTAAATTATACAATAACGGAAATGGAGTTACTTACTCGCAACTCCCTACTTTATAGTGGCGTAATAACTAACCCTAATTACCTAGAAGAGAACATAAGAAATGTCAAGAGAAATACGTCTCGCAGAGATAATTATTAAGTATGAGAAAGGGGTGAAGGAGCGCCCCGTAACAGAAACGGAACATTCAACAAGAGCTGATGATGGTCAGATTGTAGAAGGTAAGCAACATTATGTTATCGGGTATTGTTGTAGAGTTCCTTTAGTTGATGGAAGGGTTCCAGACCTGTGGTGGAGTGAGGAAGTTGCTTATAATGAGCTTATCACTTCTTTACAAGTAGCTTCTGACAAACTCTCTACCACCAACTCTACTAAAGTAGCTTGGGCTACCCTTTCAGATGAGATTAAGGCTTGTGTATTGGCTGTAGTTTATCTTTCTGCTTCTGTAGTAAGACCAGCAGATGTTAAAGATTTACTCACAGCCTTAGCAAATGAAGATGAAGTATCTCTGGGGGAGCTTATGCAGTTTATTCGTAAAGAGCAACCTAAGAAGTTAGTACAAAGACTGAAACGAGCAATTAAACAAGAAGATATTCTTTCCTATTATGGGAGTTAAAATGCCAAAGCTAAACCTCCCTAAGATGGACATGAAGAAATATCTTTTAGGGTTAGGCTTCTCTGCCGCTGTAGTTATATCAGCTACACAATTAACAGCCCCTTCCGAGGGGTTTGTAGATAAGCCTTACTTAGACCCTGTAAACATTCTTACCACCTGTTATGGAACTACAGATAACAATAACATTGGTGTTGTGATAAAAGATAAAACATACACAGAACAAGAGTGTACTTTAATGCTTGCACAAGAGTTGCAAGAAATTGAAAAGAAGATTACACCAATGATTAAAGTACAAATTAACGATTACCAGAAAGCTGCATTCTTAGACTTCAGCTACAACTTAGGTGTTGGTGCATTTCAGAAGAGTTCTATTTTAGGATTAATGAATGCTGGGAACACTAAAGCAGCTTGTGCAAGACTCATGGAGTACGTGTTCGCGGGTCAGTGTAAACAGGGTATGAAAGATTGTGTACAAACTTCAAGTGGTAAGTGGAAGTTTAAATTTAACGGCCTAGTTAAACGTAGAGAATTAGAAATGAAATATTGCCTTAGTGGTATTAAAGTGCAGGATGACAGAAATGCCAACTAAAAACCTATCGTGGGGTCGTGACCCTCTTACGAATATTCTAGATGCTTTTTATGTGCCGCCGTCCAGCAATACAGCTTATAGATTCCCCGCTGGGTACTATGAGACGGACACACCTATCCCGTTGACTGTGATGTATCCACGCCCAGATAGTGAGACCTACGTTAATGCGCACCATCGTGTAGCGTACACGGCTATGAAGTGGCAATGCCCTGTTAGATGTTTAGGTGGGAGCAATCCTAGATTTTACGAGATTGTGCAAGCACCATCAGGCGTTACTCTCGGTGAGTTTTTGTCGCAAGATGTAAATGGCAACTATATTGTAGACCCCGACTATGGGTTGCTCACATGGACTACACCAACAGTCGGGCTACATTCAATAAAAGTGCGGTGTACAGACCAAAACGGCGACTATAAGGTAATTAGCTTTACTGTACTGGTATCGACTGCTAAGCACCTGTTTGTTGCACCGACAGCAAGGGGTACTGGTGATGGTAGCTCATACTCCAATGCGATGGCATCGGCTACTGCAATACTTAGCAGCAGTACCGCCCCCGCATTAGGTAAGGTGCTTGTGCTTTGTGGCGGCACTTATACTAGCGCCCATGCTATGATTTTGAACAAAACCACAGGGGCGGGTAGTGTTATAGGCTACCCCGATGAGGTGGCAATCTGGCAAAACAAAGTCGATATGGAAACCGATGATTGCAGCGTTGGATTTGTAACTTTTCAGGGGGTCGGCACAAACGACTTCGGTGTTGTCGGTAGTTATGACATTGTTGACCGCATTATTGGTTATTACAATACATTTAACCAATGTACTAACACTAATGTGGGGGGGTCTAATAACCAAAGTTGTTATGGGTTAAGTGGGCCAAATGGCGTTTGGCGGGAATATGTATGCTTTATAAACAACACTTATATAGACTGCGATGAGCTACACGCATTTGATATTTATAAAGTGGATAAATTACTGTCTCAGTGTGATACATGGATAACATCCAATGACCCTAGTGTCGCTACATCAGCAAGATCGGTGTGGTTTACAAAAGCCCGCTATACAAAAACGGAAATATCTTTCAACACCTATGACAACCCACACGTTTCTGGCCATGCTGCTGGTATTATAGCGCCTTATAATGCGGCTGAGCCATCCGGCGCTGAAGTCGATACAGTGTTGTCGGTCATCGAATACAATTTTGTTAGGTGTGCATCAACCGAGAATGGCATTTACTCTAACGGTGCGGAAAACCTTAATTCTCCTTGGCCTTCCCAGTTTGTAATAACTAACACAATAAGGCGTAACACTGTAATCAATGGCGGTATTGGTGCGCTAAACTATGACTATGAATACAATCTAAACCGTAGAACCCTTGTCTACAACAATGTGATGCAGCGCTCAACGGGTGCCAATATGACCGTTACGCCTATTTCTGGTGTTGCCGACTCGGTTTGGTTTGAAAACCCGTCAATGCTCTATGGCACATCATTAGTCGATGCTACGGGTGTTTTAAATGCAGGCAATAGTACGCACCGTGGCAAAAAAGGTGCGCAGGTCTATAAACCTTAATAATTTGGACTAATACTATGACAGTCACTATTAGTAACGCACTGATAACGTCTGCGGCTTCTGCAAATACTCCGCAAACCACAAGCTACACAACACCTGCTAACTCTAAGCATTTTATCTGTGTGACCGACATGGATAATAGCAATACTTCGGGCAATAATATCGAGTGTACTACTCGTACATTTGATGGTGTGTCAATGGGCACAGCGGTCGCCAGAATTGCGTCTGATGCTGGTGGCACAGGTCAACTTAAAAATGCTTATGCCGTAAAAGACCCCACTATAGCCACCGTCAACGTAGTTACTACCCATACAGCTAGCAGCCACCATAAGGAGATGTTCAGTATTGTCTCCAGTAACAATGTGGAAATGGCTGTAAGCCCCGTCTCCTACGGTCTTGGTACATCAATAAACGTAACCGTGACAACTAAAGTGGGCGATCTTGTTGTTTACTCAGTGTCGTTAAATAACGTTTTGCCCACGGGTATAAACGCATCAACGACTCCACCATACGATGGACAAACGCTTGTCGTCGGTGGTGGTGACGTAAATCAGGGTGCTAGGATTTTTACTAAAGTAGCGACAAGCACAAGCACATCTGCTGCGTGGTCTGCCGGATTCTCAGCGCGCTGGTCAGTGGTTGCATTTATTTTTACTGAAGGATCAGCCGCGATAACCTCCTTTAACGGCGGTAATCCAGTAACCGCAGGCCAAACGAGTATCCCAGTACAGGCAACAGGATTTACGGGTAAGCCTACAGCCGTAACAGCGACTTACGAAAGTGACACTAAGGCTATATCCGCAACTATCGGCGCTGGCACCGCTACCGACTTTGTTATTGACATTCAAGATCGTGTCAATGGTGAGGACTGGCCGCTCAATGGCACAAGCGTAACCTTTACCTTTACCTATGGCTCGGAACTCGCGTCTGTTGCCCGCACATTGGTTAAAAAGGCTGATGAGACTGTTTACACCTTTACGGGTGCAATCACTAGCGACCCTGCAACTTTAACCTACTGGCTCACTCAGGATGGGTTTACTGTTGAAGGTGGTGAGCATGCTTATAGTCAGCCAGCACCTACGGCATCAATGCCAACCCCTAATTTAGTTTTAACGCCTGATGGCGGCGGAACAGTGTTCGAGGCATGCACTTTTACTAGCTGGTTTAGACCTGCAGCGGGTACTACTGGCGCGGGCAATGTGTATGAGTATGAGTGGGTTATTAGTGAGTCTGGCATAAGTGTTGTTGGTCGTAGGCGAATGCCTTCCTCAGCTATTGGTTATGGCATTGGAATTTAATTTTAAACAAATAAAAGAGAGAAGTAAATAATGTCTACAATGATTAATAGTTCAATTGCAAGAGATATATGGCCAATCACTAAACATGCTACAGACCCTGTGGGTGGTGCTGGTAGTACAAGACGAGCATTTGGTGTTCGTGTAGAAGGTGCTGGTAACTTAGTATGTCGTACAGAGGGCGGTATTGCAGATGTTACTATTGCACTAGCTGCTGGTGAAACACTTCCTGTGGTTATTACACATGTTCGGGCTACATCTACAGTAACGGGCATCTTCGGTTATAGCCTCTGGAATGATTAAGGATTCCACTATGCCAAAGTTAGTTAATAACATTGGTAAAGTATTCCACAAGTACAGCTTCATAGCTCATATCTTGAATGCTGTAAGTGCTGTAGGGATGGCTGCATTATCTCCATTCCTCGGTTACTTTCCCATACACGCTTTTGCCCTATTAACGGGGGGTTTAGCTTTACTTGGGATGGCTGGAAGCTTTATCAAACAAGAAATAGAAGATTACGAAGATGATCTTAAAGAAGAAGATAAGTTAAAAGCGGGAGAACAACATGATTAGTGTGTTGTTGAATCCCCTTACTAAATGGCTACTCATTGTAGCCTTTTTAGCTATGATTGTAGCCTGTTCCACTACATACCTATACTTAGGTACTAGGGACAAGCTAGTTGAGCTGGAAGCACGTCATACGCAGCTAAAACAAGTTTTAAAAGAGTGCTCTGAGGGTAAATCTAAAGTAGTAGAAGGTGCCCAACAGGACGATACACTTAATGTAGAGAAAGAAACAGTTATCTCTACATTAGAAGATGAGAAGAAATCCTTACTCAAAAGGTTAGATACTCTCTCCAAGAAAAAATGTATCACTTCCACTACAACTTTAGAGAAATTACCAAATGAAACTATTAATCCTCGTGCTAGTTGGGATGCTGACATTCAGCAGTTGCTCAACGAAACCTATGATCGTAACAAAAGAGAAACCAATCCTACCCCCTGATTCTCTCTTACTAAGCCCTTGTAAACCTATCAACGCTGGCACAACTGGCGAAGAGACTGTGAAGGCTTATATTGAAAATACTTACTGCATTACCCAATATGAAACCTCACTTGAGTCTGTACGAAAGTGGAAGACTCAAAAACAAGAACTTTATAAAGAGAAGTAGTCATGGACTTAACAACATTGATTATTGGGGGCACTGTCTCCCTGTTTACGGCTATCCTCTCTGGGGTAGCTATTCACCGAAGTAATAAGAAGTCAGATACTATTGATCGACTTGAGAATGATGTTACTGTATTACAACAAATCGCTGTTACAGATAGCCATGTAAGACGTATCGTAAAAGAGGAGTTACAACCCCTCTCAGATAACTCAGAAAAGATGCTTACAAGTATGCACAATATAGAGTTATACATTGCAGAAGAGAAGGGGCGTAAAGCTGCCATCCTTGAGCAAGCACAACGTAGAGCTACAGATACACAACAATAATCGAGGAAGTAACTAAATGGGTGAAAGAGTAATTACAAGAGGTGTCGAGTATCCTATTGGTTGGAGATTCAAACTGGATGTCAACACCCCAAAACCTTTAACTGGGTATAAGGTACTTATCCAACTCCGTTCACACGAGAGATCGGATGTTGTTATTAAGGAGTGGACTGAAAGCAGTCCAGAGGTAACCTTCACTCCTTTAACGGGGGCTGTTGACTTACTTATGAAACCATCAACTACCATAGCTTACACATTCAAGACGGCTGTGTTAGATTGCTGGGTACATAATGATACTGTTGATACCGATGGGGATAGAACCCCACTAGAACATATCACCCTTGAGTGGGGGAGTAGTAGACCATGACAATTATTGAGGTTATAAGTGAACAACCTCAAGAAATAATTGAGATCATCACACAACAACCACTTACTGTAGAAGAAATAAACAGTTTTAGAAGTGTGCCACAAGGTGTTAATCTTACTGCTTCTGGGGATGGATTATCTTTCTTATCGAATGATGGTACTTATAAATCAGTGAGTGCTGGCAGTAATACAAATCTTTCAGTAGCTAACAAAACAAGTACAACATTTGATGTATTAAGTTCAACTGGTACAGATGTAACATTACCACAAGCAACAATCACTGAAGCTGGTTTACTGATTGCTACAGATAAAGTTAAACTTAATAGTTTAGCTACAGTAGCCACAAGTGGTAGTTACACCGACCTGAGTAATATCCCTTCCACATTTAACCCCTCCGCTCATACTCATGTAATTTCAGATGTTACTGGATTACAGACAGCTTTAGATGGTAAGTTTGATGATCCTATTGGAGACACTACCCAGTACATTGCAGGAGATGGTAGTTTAATTGCATTTCCTGTTGCTGGACAAGCTGGGACATTAGTACGTCAAGTAAGGAATGAGACTGGGACTACCTTAACCAAAGGAACAGTTATTTACTTATCTGGTGCCAGTGGTAATAAACCGTTGGCACTAAGGGCTATAGCTAATAGTGAAGTATCCTCAGACAGAACCTTCGGCATAGTTCAATCCAACATATCAAACAACAGTAATGGATATGCTGTTGTAAGTGGTGACTTGGGTGGACTGGATACTTCACTTCTCACCGAGGGGGCTATTGTCTACCTAAGTGGGACAGTTGCGGGGGGAGTCACCACTACACAACCATTGTCCCCACTGCACAGTGTTACCCTTGGCGTAGTAACCAGATCTCATGCAACACAAGGGCAGTTTGATGTATCTATCCAGAATGGGTTTGAATACAGCGACCTGCACGATGTCCTCATTACAAGTGTGGCAAATAAAGATGTTGCTGTGTACGAAAGTGCTACAGGGTTGTGGAAGAATAAGCAATTAACGTCTACGGACATTGCTGATTTCAACACAGCAGCAGACGCAAGGGTAGCTGCTGGCATTACTGGTAAAGAGAATACAATTACTGCTGGTACTACATCTCAGTATTGGAGAGGTGATAAGAGTTGGCAGACTTTAGATAAGACTGCTGTTAGTTTAGGTAACGTAGATAACACCTCTGATGCTACAAAAAATGCAGCCAGCGTAACTCTCACCAATAAAACTATCTCTGGTTCAAGTAATACCCTGAGTAACATAGCTCAATCTAGCATCACCAACCTTGTGAGTGATTTAGCTGGAAAGCAACCTTTAGACGGAGATTTAACCGCTATTGCAGCTTTAGCTGGTACTTCTGGTTTCCTCAAGAAGAGTGCTGCAGATACTTGGACACTGGATACCAATAGTTACTACTTATCCTCTAACCCAAGTGGTTACACCACTAACACAGGGACAGTAACCACAGCCTCTGTAGTGAGCGCTAACGGCTTTGCTGGCTCAGTGGCTACCGCAGGTACTACTCCAGCTATAACCCTCTCTACGACCATTACAGGCTTACTGAAGGGCAATGGTACAGCTATCTCAGCAGCTACTGCTGGAACAGACTACTTAACTCCTACAGGGAATGGTGGAAGTCTTACTAACTTCACATCTGGGCAGATTACTACAGCATTAGGATTCACTCCGTACAATGCTACTAACCCCTCTGGTTACACCACTAACACTGGTACAGTAACCACCGCAAGTGTTGTTTCCGCTAATGGTTTCTCTGGGAGTGTGGCTAATGCCAGCACAACACCAGCAATCACATTAACATTGCAGAATGCTACAACTGGACAGAACGGTCAATTAACCTCTACAGATTGGAATACCTTCAACGGTAAACAAGCTGCATTGAATGGTACAGGCTTTGTTAAGGTAGTCGGTACAACAGTAAGCTATGACAACTCCACTTACCTAACAGACAACCAGACAGTAACAATCACAGGGGATGTGAGTGGCAGTGGTACAACAGCTATTACCCTTAGTTTAGGGAGCAATGTTGTCAGTAATGCCAAGCTAGCTCAAGTTGCCTCAGCTACATTCAAAGGCCGTATAACAGCCTCTACAGGCAACGTAGAAGACCTTACAGCTACTCAAGCTACCTCACTACTAAATACGTTCACAAGTGGCTCCAAAGGGCTTGTAGGAGCTTCTGGAGGGGGTACAACTAACTTCCTACGGGCTGATGGTACATGGGCTGCTCCTTCTGGAGGAAGCTCAAGTAATGCTGTAGTCGTTGACGTAGATTTTGGTAGTTCTTTTACAGACAAAGCTCAAGTAGTTGTTACAGGGCAGTCTTGGGTAACGACTACAGGTAGTATTACTTGCCAAGTTCTGTGTCCAACTGGGAGTGACCCAGACGAACTCTACCTGCTTAACATTAAACCAGTCATTAGCTCTTTGGTCAATGGTACTGGATTTACCCTAACACTCTATTCAGAGCAAGAAGCCAAAGGCATTTACAAAGTAATGTGTGTTGGTGTTTAAACTAATTATTAAGAGAGAATTATAAATGGCTGGTGCAAAGATTGCAAACGGTTCAGGTGTAAA